AGATTTCGAGGATTAATATTACCTCTACACCAAATGGATTTAATAAGTTCTATGAAATTTATGCCGATGCTGAAAAGGGACTTAATGAATATAAAGCAACCCGAATAGATTGGTGGCAACATCCTGATAGGGACGATGCCTGGTATAAAAGAGAACTTGGAAACTTAGGTTCTGAAGATGCTTTTAATAGACAATACGGAAATGAGTTTACAAGTTCATCCAGTTTATTATTAAGTCCTGGCACTATGAAAAATATCCGAAAAAATGCCAAGAAATTTGTTTGGCATGATATTGAAGAGTTTGAAAATGCCCATATTGATACTCAAGGATTTCTTTCATTTAATCCAAGTTTTGATATTGAAGAGGCCGGAAACGAAGAAAAATATTATCTATTTACAGTTGATATTGCAGAAGGAAATGGAGGAGACTATTCAGTTATAAATATGTTTGAAGTTGAACCACTTCCGGATAAAGACATAGAAAATTATATTAATCCAGGAGCGATGTATGATTTTTTCCGGATTAATCAGGTTGGAATATTCCGAAGTAATGAGCATCCAATCGAAGATTTTGCAAAAATCTTATACATATTAGCACTTGATGTATTTAATGCTGAAAACGTTAAATTGATTATTGAATATAATACTTATGGAAGTATCTTATTGCAATACCTTTCAACGGTTTTCCCAGGTCGAAATGAATTTGAAGATGAATTGGTCCTAAGATTTAAACACAGGCATGATGCAAAAGCACCAAAACCTGGAATACGACTTAAATCTGATAATAAATCAGTGTTTTGCCAAAACTTTAAAAAGTTTATAGAAATTAATCGTGTTAAAATAAATGACATTCAAACAGTTCAAGAGGCAAGTCTTTTTGGAATTGTTAAAAACGGAAGTTATGGAGCCCAGATGGGAAATGATGATTCAATCATGACATGCATTACCGCAACCGAATTTTTTACAACAGTTGATTATGCCGATTATGTTGAAGAACTATTAGATATTATAGAGCCTGAAAAGCACTCTCTCATGGAGAAAATATTATATAAAAATAATGAAACAAGTGGAGACCTTCAGTATGACATATACGATTTGTTGGGATAAAATCCATTTTAATTTAGATATATAATAAAAGAAAAAAAATACACTTAAAATTATGGCACTAAGTCCGCAATTATTAAATTTTAAGAGCTCAGGAGTTTATAGACTTGAGTTTGATAAATCTCAGACAGCAAATATAAATGTCGAGACTCTTAGATTAATGGTAGGTCACTCTAAAAAAGGTCCTTACAACACACCGGTTTTGATTGATTCAGTTGAAACTCTTGTAAATGTGTTTGGAAACATTGATAAAAGTTTAGAAAAAAAGGGAATGTTTTTCCACAGATCTTGTATCGAAGCACTTTCAAGAGGTCCTATATTAGCACTAAATCTTGAGCAATTTGTTCCTGGAGATATTGCATCTTACCAAAGTCCAGTAACCTGTGGAGGTGCTGGAGCAGTTAACATTACATCAGATAGTGGTAATTCAGGATACGCAGATTTCTTTGATAATGATAAATTCATGGTTCCTTCAGATGCTGAAACATTAGCAACTATAGTTCCTGATAACGATCACGTCTTAAACTTTGTTAATATTAAACAAGAACCAATCACAATCATCGTAAGACAGGCTCAAGAAGTTAAAGAATTTGACTTAACTGCAAGAGAATGGTATGGTGTTGGAAATGTTCCAGAATACTTAAATGATTTCGATAAAATGTCAGATTTTATGGTTGATGTATTTGTATTCAAAGGAGAATTCGATGCTGCTGCAATGATAAATGACCCAATCTATTCTGCTTATTTTACAGCAGACGGTTTAGATAAAACAAAACTTGCACAATTTGCAAACCTTAGACAGGTTAGTTTAATTGCACAATACACAGGTTCTATCTTACCAGGATTTAAAGACCTTGAAGGTAGAAACTTATATATTGAATCAACTATTAACGCAGAAGCTAGAAGAACTGGTTTATTCTGTGCAGTTAATGAAGATGCAGTTATGGACGAACAAGGAACTCAAGTTGATTTTGTAGGACATGTTCATAATAGTGCTAATTCTTATGAATTACTATCTCACTATGTTCCTGCAGGTGATAGAGAAACTATATTTGATTTTATAACTGATGGCGCTACTATAGGAACTGACAATACATTAGGTAGTTCAAATTTCACTGTAACTTATACGACTGGAGATGAGCCTACAACATTCCCAATTACAGTTGGACAATACGTTGATTCTGAGAATCTTGGAACTAGACTTGCAAGAGTTAATAGAATTGCAAAAGCAATAGTTGGCGGAGATACTATTTTTACAGTCTATACTGATGTAGTACCGGATTACCAAAGTAGAATTATTAAATCTTATGAATCAGCTTCTCTAGTTTATAAGACATTTGTATTACAAAAAGCAAATATAACTGGAAAAGAAATAAGCGACTATTTATCTGTTCTTTCTGGAGGTAATGGAATCTATGATGCCCTAATCGACAAAGACATTATTGATTTTAGATATGTTGTAGATACTTTTACATCTTTTGATGTGAATGGTTTAAACAACAAACGCAATCTTTCTCAATTAGCAAAAGATAGACAAAATGCTGCCGCAATCTTAAATGCACCAACAATTGAAGATTTCAAAAAATCTACAGACCCATCTTTCACAGATGCAAATGGAGCTTTTGATACTGCTTATATTGCAGATGGTGGTAATCAAGATAAAAACCCTACTAAAATATATGCTCTACCAAGTATAAATGAAGGTGCAAATTATGCATTCTACTACGGACCTGGTTTAATTGTAAGCGACAATGGAAAAGACATTATTGTTCCTCCAGCTGCTTATGTTGCTAACAACTACATCGACAAATACACGAACGCCCTTCCATGGTCAATCGTTGCTGGTCCAAGAAGAGGAGTTGTATCTGGTACAAACGTTAAAGGAGTTGAATATTCTTTTGACAAAGGTGATAGAGATATTTTAGAGCCATTTGGTTACAATCCAATTGTATTCCAAAGAGGAACAGGTTTAACTATCTTAGGTAATAAAACTGCGCAACAATCTATTAAATCTGCACTTTCTTCTGCTCACGTAAGAGAGGTACTTATTTACATCGAAGATGGTATGGCAAATATTCTTAAAGATTACGTATTTGAATTTAACACTGCACAAACAAGACTTGAAATCAAGACCCTTGCAGATTCATTCTTACAAGGTGTTAAACAAGATAATGGTATTTATGAGTTTAAAAATGTAATGGACTCTACGAATAACACTAATGAGATTATCGATAACAATATGGGTATAATTGATACTTACGTAGAACCAGTTAAAGGTTTAGAAATTGTAGTTCATAGAACAACAGTTTTAAATACTGGAGAAATTCAATCAGGTAACCTATAATCGTGATATATAAAAAAATAAAAATTAATTAACATGGGATTACCACACTATAATCAAGACCAAACGTCTAGAAAAGGTAGAAATTTTGAACCAATCCAGCCTAACCTGTTTGAAGTTACAATACTTCCACCAGCTGGTGTTGCAGATGCTCCACTTTTATTACAGCACGTTAATTCAATCTCAGGATTAGAATTATATAAAGACATTGCTGCAGTAGAACAAAAATACAAATGGGTTACTAGATCGTTCGCTGGTATGCCTGATGGAACTGCAGTTGATGTAACCATTAACTTCTCATTAAACTTAAATGAAGCAAATCAAGCTTATTTATACAAAGCAATGAGACAATGGTATAACTTAAGATACGATCCGAATACTGGTACAATGGGTCTTAAAAAAGATTACGTAGGTACTATTGTTATCGTACAGTTCAACAGAGCTGGAGATATTTATAGAACAGTAACTTTAGAAGATTGCCAAATTTCTTCAGCTTTAGGTTTTACTACTGAATTAAATTACGATTCTAAGGATGCTGCTACATTAGAAGTAGGATGGAGATGTGATGCTTGGAAAGAAGTTCTAGCATAATTATTTTATAAAGTATAGGGAATAATTGATTTGTTCCCTATATTTTTTTGAAACAAAAACATAATATAATGATAATATAATATATTGATGGATAAACTAACCAAAA